ACAAGTATCTTTGGGATTTCATCCAGCCAAGAAGATCGAAAGGCACGTTTACTCAATACAAAGGGTCATTGACCTATTTTATTGAAGCAAACGGAAACTTCGCGATCGGAGCATACAACGATCTGATGGAGCTCGCCTTCGAGAATTATCTGAGAAAGAAAATGTATCGAGGGAAACCGCTGTTGGATACGACGATCAACAAGCACCAGGGCCATGTCAATGCAGCCTTCTCCTGGCTTTACAAAAAAAAGCTGATTCCAAAGCCGATCATCTTAGAAGAAATCGAATGCACGAAGCAGCCGACCCATTCATGGGTCAAGGAGAAGCTGAAAGCCTTGGAAGACCTGGTCTTCCAAGTCGGCGATCCGCATCACATTAGAATCTTCATGCTCGCAAGATACGCGCTGATGAGAAATTCTGAGATCTGGTCGATGCCATTGACGGCTCTCGATCCGAAGCTCGCCGGCATCAACATGAATCGTCAGATCATCCAGATCCGCGATGTCCTTCCCCTGGATTTCAGGGTCAAGAAAAGACAGGGACGAAATATTCGAATGGGCCGAAAGCTTTATGATTTTTTAAACAAGGATGTCATGACCAGGTCTGAAAAAGAATCCTGGTATCTCGATGATGGAAACGGAGGTCATTGGCGAACAAGCCCATCGGCTTTGAGTCGAACCTTCAAATGGTATCGAGATGAGCTCGGCCTCCAGGGAGATCCGCTTCACACTTTACGAAAGTCTGGAATTACCGAGGCTTTGGATAATGGAGGAGCTCTTGAGAAAGTCGCTGCATGGGCCGGTCATTCCTCGACCCAGGTGACTCTGGAAAACTATACCGATTGGGAAAATATCGATATGGTTGAGACTGTTAATCTTCTATCGTAAAACCACAGAAAAAACCACAACACTCCGGAATCCCTTCTTGCGCCTCAGTTGCTAGACACTTAAAATCCCTCGAGGCAATACCTCATGCCGGTTCGAGTCCGGCCCCAGGCACCATTTTCCAAGGGATTGCGGAGATTCACCTCCCTAAAAAAGTAAAACCACAAAAAACCACAGAATTTTAATGTGGTTTTATTCATTCCTGGATCCCTTCAGAGTATTTTGCTTTCTTATTAACAATCCGCATCGTTAAGTTTTTCTTCTCGTTTCTCCGGTCGCTGGCATCATACGAAATATGGACCCAGCCAGAATTACCGCCTTCCGGTTTTCCATCCCAGCCGATCCGATCGGGATCAAAATTTTCCAGGATTAATTGTTTATACTCTAAATTATCGCGGATCCAAACTGCGAGATCATAATTCGAAATTTTCGGATCCTTGACTTCGATGTCAGCAGCTGCGACGACGAGCTCCTCACCATTCTCTCCATCTCCCCATCCGCAACAATGATCTGAGCTCGCGCTCGAATGTAAAAGCTCATTAAGCTCTTTACATCTCCACGCCGAATTGATGATGATCGGGCCGAAGTGATCGCGAGCCGGCTGAATCACCTTATGCACCAGGGCGGTCATGGCGACGATCGCAGACCTGGGAACCTCCGCTTGCTCGGCAGAGATCCCAGCGCGGATCGCGTGATTCGAATGAACGAGTTCGCGTAACGTGAAGTTCTTAGATACGTTCATCCGGAGGTCATGACCCTTTGAGAAGACTAATGAGGTCTTTGTGACCATGACGATTATCAGCAGTAATAGCTTCATCGATGAACTTCCTAATTTCATCGGGCATTTTCTGCTGAATGATTTTTTCGACATGATCTGGCTTCGCATCGTTATCATCATCTTTGATGATATCTTGTACTAGATCGATGACTCCGAGGATCTGAGGTAAGAACTGAAGCATTTCACTCCTTTCTGTTGAGGTTGAGGGTTTAAAAAATTCATGGATGTAATCAAGCAGCTTTTCCAGCATCTGCTTCCTTTTCTTTTTCTGGTTCGTTACCGTTACCATCACTTGTGTCAGACTTAGGATCTCCGTACATAAAAGATCCAATCTGTGATATCAGTACTGTTAAAGCACCAATTACAGATACCAATAAAGTGGATGTCTTATCATCCATCTGAATTGGCTGATACATTAAACTGTAAATTGTAAATCCATATAAACCCAAAATAAGAATAGCTAACAGAAATCTGAATGATGCTCTTCTAAGAACAATCTTTTCAGTTACTGTATGTTCTCTTTTACCATTCTTACTAGGTGGATCTGATCTAGTAATCTTTTCTATTGTTTCTGCCATTAGCTTCTTTTCTCCATATATCTAAACTCCTGCATCAATTCCTTCATAGTTTCTGTATTCCTATCAATTGATGATCTCATTTCCTGCATGATCGTTGTGGACGTTTCTACAAGCTTCATAAGCCTATCGTCATTCGTTGTATCTTTAGCCCACATTTCTTCACGTTCTTTCTTAGAAAGTTCTGATTGATACCTAATAAACCAAAATGCTGCTCCAATGATTACTGCTGGCAAGCCAATGCGCTCAACCAATGCAACTAATTGTTCTACTCCCATAAGTGTCTCAGGTTGAGGTGTTGGATAATTGTAATATTGATCAGCAGGATTAGCTGGTGGAAAGTGGTGATCCATTACTCAGGTTTTGGGTATTTTGCTTTAACTGCTAATTACGCAACGTCTAAACCAACAAATGAATTAAATAGATACATAGTAGCATTACCATCATTTGATCCTTGAATATATAAATGACCACCTGTATCTATATATGACATTATTGAGTATTCTTCATTAGTGGCATTTTTTAAACTCTCAATTCCTAAATGGACTGTATTGCTTGGGTGAGTGATGTCACTTCCTAATTCCAAAACTTTTTCACTAAAAGTTCCTAATGACATACTCGATTTATAAATAGCAACATCAACGATATAAATGGGCCCCATTCGTCGAACTCTTACACCCTTTTCACCTGTGATCGCTCCTGCCCAATCCCAAGGCAACCAACTATTTACAAAATCGCTTGAATCATGAAAGTAATGATGTTCTAAAGGAAAAGTTGCAGAACTCCCAATCGTTCCGTTGAACGTGCCAGTAGTAACAGTTCCTAACGTGGTTATATCAGTAGAACCATCATGTATGTTCGCAATATCTCTAGCCCTACTCATTTTCCTCCGTCTGGGATGCTAAGAAGGTTTGGTAGTTTGATTTTACTTGATCAGTCATAACCGCATTAAATTGGGCTAGGACTACTGGATCAGATATTAATGAAGTATCTGCATCTGGGTTAAGGACGTAACGGTGAAAAGATGAGGATATTTCCTGTGAATTTCCATCATCATCCGTTTCAATTATCTGTTTGCGTTCACGCACCTGAATGCAGTAATGATCAAAGATTTTTACTGTTTCGGCTTTATCAACAACAGTTGCTTTTGTTAGTGTCATTTTATTTCCTTAATTAAGCAGCGCATCTATATTGAAGTGAAAAACGTATGTAAAAACTCGAAGCCATATTTGAAGGTGAAAACGCAACTCCACTTGTACTGGTAGATTGTGGATATAAAGAAAAACTAACAATATTTGTTCCAGTATCTAGCCGTAACTTTTCAATATAGTGTGTTGCACCACCCCCGATTGATGCTGATGATCCTGCACTTTGATATCCAGACAATGTAAAACTGGTAAACGGTAGTCCAGAAATTGAAGATAAATTTCCAGAACCTGTTGTTCCTTTATTAAATCTACATCTGCCATGAACGGAAACAAAATCGCCAATACGACAATAGGTTCCAGCTTTTTCAGTACAGGTTGAATCACCTACGGTAGAAAGTGACACACTTGGCTCAAACGTCCCGACTTCATAATGATCGAGGACTTCATCTGCTCCTGTGGATGGTGTTGTACCTGAAACTGAAGATGTTGTTTGTGCAGCAAAATCAATCCCATGTCCTGCCGTGCCGATAACCAGATCACCATCAAGAATTTTTAAATTGCCATTGCTTTCAATTCTAACTCTTTCAGTTAAGGCACCACTTGAATCGCCACGAGAATGGAATTGTGTGTGTGTTCCAAAATTGTCAGTTTCGGCTGCATATCTGATTAATCCAACTGTATTTTGTGCCGAATTATAAACTGCAAAATCGGCTCGTGTACCTGAAGTTTTTGAAGCATCTGCTTGTAATGAAATACCTGGAGTAGCATCCTTCAAATGAAGGGTTACAGCGGGGTCTGTTATTCCAATTCCAACATTTCCACCTGCTTTAAGTACAAGACTATCTGCTACACCATTTTCAGTGATTTGGAATTTTGTACCATTTGCTCGTAAAGTATATCCGTTAGCTTTATCATCACTGTCTATTACTGTTATCCCAGCACCATCAGTGCTAGTAAAAGTTCCACCACCATCCTTTAAAGTAACACCATCGATCTCTACTCCATGATCAGCACTCTTTTCAATAATATCATCAACCTGGATATTCCCTGTGTAAGCAACATTTCCAGAGAAGGTTCCACCAGTAGAAGCAGGAACGGCATCACCAACAGTAAAAGTTTTGTAAACTCTGACGAGAATCACATCACCAGAAACAGCGGTGCTTGCCAGGGTTACAGTATTCGAAGTATCTAAATGATAGTCGTTAGCATCTGATCCAATCTTAGGAACAAGCTTGACTCCATTAAGAAAAACATCGACGGATTCCTGGTTAGAAAAACTTAATGTTGCGGAATTGTCATCGGATCCTGAAATTGTGGCATCCGATCCCGAAAGGGTATAAGTGAAGTCTTCTACAGTAGCATTCTGAGCAGCACTAGCAGCGATCCATGTGCCTGAAGATGTGTCATAAACACGCATTTCCCCATTGGTACTATTGTAATACAAAGCACCATTGACTAATGCGTTCCCATCATTGTCTGTTGAAGGTCCTTTTTTAGAAGCATCCCATGCTCCGTAAACACCTGTTCCTACAAATGATAAAGAAACACTGCTTATTGCTGTGGTAAAAGGTGCTGAAATCGTTATAGGGCTTGTTGTGGATGTCCCTATTATGTTTGCACTTGACGGATAACCCGTTCCTGTTGAAGTAAGCTCTTGACCAACTGTAATAGTCCCAGAACTTCCAGTAAATGTGATTGAAGATGAATCTTTTGCAGCAGCTGCCCCGGTTAAATTTGCAGTTGTAGCACTTGCATTATCTGCCATGACTCCAAGATACTTGTCATCAAAAGAGTCTAATGCGTTTGCTACGGCAGCAGCACTTGCAGCAGCAGCCGTTGCAGAAGCAGCAGCATTGGTTTCTGAATTGCTGGCATTGGATTCAGATGTCCCAGCTTCTGTTGCATAGGTTTTTGCTGATTTGACAGCTGGGCTTATCGCGCTTCCGGAGTCATCGGTGATATTGCTTGAGGAAGTTGCCCATTCTTTAGATTTTTCTCGATGATGTAGTGAAGAATATCCGTCCGTAGTCGTTCCGCTTTGAGTCGGATCAGCAGCATTACTTGCACCAAAAACTGTAACCGCTGTTTCTGCTGCGGTATTGGCATAAGCTTCCGCATTGTCTTCCGATCGACTTGCTTCCGTAGCTTTGTTTGTCGCCGTAGTCGCAGAACTTGAAGCAGCATAGGCATCAATGATTATATCCCAGTAAGTCGTATTGGTGAGTGCTGTCCCGGAAGGTGAGGCTTTGATACAAATATAAACATTGTTCAATTGCCCAGCGGTCGTTGACTTAACAATATCTCTGATGTTGTAATCCGAGGTCGTCGTCGTCGCGCTGGTTCCCTTGTAGGTTCCAATGTCCTGGGTCGCACTAATATCACCGGCAGAATCAAAACCGAGAAGCTTGTTTTGCCTCGAAGCTGCTGTTCCTGTGATCGTTGAAGCTTTTGATGCCGTGGAATCGAATGTCGCTGTTGACGAAAAAGCAATCTGCCTGGAAGAAACCTCGGCAAGCTGCTGCGAAATCATGATCGACTTATCAAAGTTTCCTTCGAGCGTATCAGCATCCAAGGCATCGTTCTGCGTGTAGTCGGTCAGCTGATCGAACGTAGTCGCTGCCTTCTCCATCCTCCTGGTAAACGTCAGAAGATCATCCGCGGAAAATAAGTCTCTGCCAGTGGCAGTGAAGGTCATAGTTCCGGTTGCCCCAGCACTCGGAGAGATCGTGTAATGTGTGGTTTCAGTAAGTTCAGTATCGGATCCCGTGCTGTCCGTCCTGGTCACGACGACTTCAGCGGTTGACAAATATTTAAAAGTTACATTGAACGTAACCGAGCTCAGATCCGAAGCCAGGGAGGTAAGATTCCCTGAAGTGATCGTATTCTGGGAACGTGGTAGTGTTGCCGAAACTGTCATTTGACTCCCATCATGTAAAGTGGACTCGCTTTGCGAAGCTTCGAAGTCGAAGGCCTCATGCCCTTCATGTATTGCTGATCGTAGTCACGCTTCATGCGCTTTTCCCTCCTTCGAAGAACACCAGGGTTTAAGAAATTCTCGATATTGTAGATGAACATGTAATCGTTTAAGAAATTCTCGATATTGTAGATGAACATGTAATCGAGAGCCGTTCGGGTAAACCAAAGATTTGCGAACGGAGCCATTCGAATGACGTTTGAAAAAGCTTTAGCAGCTGCATCATCACCGGTTACAAGTTTCGTAAAAAATATGCCCCAGTTTGTCAATTCATCTCCA